ATTTATGTTTCTTTTATTTATGTTTCTTTTATTTATGTTTCTTTTATTTATGTTTTTTATTATTTCATCAGACACATAACTCAGCAATTTTAGTTAAGTTTTGTATATATTTCATAACTTTGGCTTGATTTTCAGCTCCCATATTTTTTATAGGTTCACGAAATCTATTTATTGATTCCATAATTTTATCAGAATTTTCAGCTGTCGCTACATCAGAAGAATAGTCTTTATTTACAAAAAAATCAATATTTCCCAATTCTATTTCTTTTTTATATTTTCCTACAATAAACGTATTCCATATTTTAACAATCATCTTAGGGTTTGCCTTTCTAACGGTTAGAAGAGCGTTCTTTGCAGTTAATATATCAACGTCTTCAGGAAAAACATTATGTACGTCATTTAAAAAATCAAAAAAATGATCGTTAAAAGCAGTTAAAATGTTATTTGACATATTTAGTTTTATAAACTTCTTTTTAAATTATTATAAAAAGATATATATTTTTATATTGGTGGCCTGTTTCCACTAATATTTTTTAATTCTGCTTCTCTCTGTGCCTGAATTTGAGACATTAAATCTTTTGACTTATCTTCAGAAATTCGGTTGACACCTTTATATTCTTGTTCGTCTGTTGGTGTTTGTATAGAAAAATTTTTAGAATAATTCAAGTCAACATAATTATGCATTTGCCTCATTCCTCCGTTCCCTTTAGCTTCTAAATCTTCTGGAGCTTGGTCTAAAAAACTATATTGATCTGATACAACATCGCTAAAACCACCTCCTCCAAATGAAAAGGCCATTGGCTCCATATTATTTTGCGTGGCTCTTTTAACCTCCACTTCTTGTTTCGGCTTTAAGTATTCAAATATTTTTTCTCCATATAATACGTTATAACCTTGGTTCAACAATAAAAGAGCCGGCACATGTGTAACATTCTCAGGCAATATGATTTTTTGTTCATTATCTAAAATAATATATGTTTTATTGTTCGCATCCTTTATTCTTCTATCAATACAAATAAAATGAATTTCTTTCTGATAACCAGATTTAGATAATATAGGTAAGTATTTTTTTGAAGTTTCACAGTATTTACTATAGTAAAATATATAGCTCATTTTAATTTATAATTAGTTATTTCAAAATAGTATTTAACTCATTTTAAAAAAAATTGATTTTAATTTTTCAATTTAAATATAAAGTAATATTAGATACAATAAACATAATGAACCCTAAAGTTGAAATAATTGAAAATGCTGATATGCTCTCATTTACGTTGAGTGGCGTAAACGTTAGTATTGCAAATGCGATTAGAAGAACTATTTTATCCGATATTCCTATTATTGTTTTCAGGACTACTCCTAGCGAACAAAATAAATGTAATATTATTTCAAATACAAGTCGCCTAAATAATGAAATCATTAAACAACGACTAAGTTGTATTCCTATCCATATAAAAGATATTGAAGAATTCCCATTAAAAAATTATATTTTGGAAGTAAATGTAGAAAATAATACAGACACCATTTTATTCGTTACTACACAAGATTTTAAAATTAAGGACACTGTAACAGGCAAATATTTAGAGAGTTCCAAGGTCAAAGAGATTTTTCCTGCAAATGATTATACTGGAAACTATATTGACTTTGTAAGATTAAGACCGCAAATAACCGACGAAATGCCAGGCGAAAAAATTCATTTAACATGCGAGTTTGATATTAGTTCTGCAAAAGAAGACGGCACATTTAACGTCGTATCTACATGTTCTTATGGGTTTAGTGTTAATTATGTTGAGCAAGATGCGGAGTTACAGAGAAAAATCCAAACATGGAAAGACGAAGGTAAGACAAAAGAAGAAATTAATTTTGAAGCAGAAAATTGGAAACTACTAGATGGTATGCGTATTACACTAAAAGATAGTTTTGATTTTATTGTTGAAACAATTGGTATATACACGAATAACGAAATTATCGATTTAGCATGTAAAATTTTAATACAATCGCTAACAGCTATTAACGATTTAATAGAAAAAGACCAGTTAGAAATTGTAAAGTCGCAAAATACAATGTCGAACTGTTATGATATTATTTTAGAACACGAAGATTATACTATTGGAAAAGTATTAGAATATTTCTTATATACTAAATATTATGAAACCAATATGCTTACATTTTGCGGATTTAAAAAAATGCATCCTCACGATGACTATAGCATAATTAGAGTAGCTTACAATGATGCAGTTGAGAAGTCGACGATTAAAGGACATTTACAGGAATGTATTCGTGACGCTATAACTGTTTACAATAAAACTTTAAAAGAGTTTTTAAAGTTAATTGTATAAAAAAATATATTTGAAAAAATTTAACAAAAAAAATATTTTCAAACAAATAATAAAAAAAATACGGAAAAAATAAAAAGCTAAAAATATAAAAAAAAATTAAGTAAAAATAAAATGCGTATTATACATTTGCATCAGACACAATAGTATCAACATTTTTTTTTCTCATTTGATAATTTAACGAATACATTAGCAAAGACGGATGTAACTCATTTACATATTTAATTACAGTCGTATTCATTACGAACAATTTTTTATCTCTTAGTTCATTCATATAAATTTGATGAATATTATACATATGCGTTCTATACTGCTCCGTAAAATTTATAAGAGGTTTTTCTTTTTTAATATAGCAAGAGACATAATTACTAAATAGTGTTTCAGTAAAAAGATGAATTTGATCTCTGAATTTAGAAAAATCTTTTCTATTTTCAGGATAATATTTTAGAAAGTCGCGAACCTTATTTTCTTTTCTTAAACATAAATATTGATACTGTAACTTCGGTTGGTTACCCCTCAAACTTCTTACTTGTTCGTATACAGGATTACGAATTTTAGCACGTTCACCAGTTTCAGTATTTTTAAGCACAACACCTAACATATCATATGGAGTATTCATAGACGCATATTTATCAATCAACTCTGTATAACTATTAAATTCGTAACTTTTTGGGAACTCAATTTTAGCACCATACCAATTTGTTTGTTTTACTTCATCAATATTAACAGAATGTACTTTTATATTATTTTTATCCGTATTATCAATACGATATAATGCAACTAAATATAGTTTAGCAGTTTTGAACGGAACAACAATTCTGTTTTCTGGATGCTGTAAAACGAAACTATAATTGTAAACTGGATTTAATTTGTCTAAAGATAAATTGATACTTCTTGCCGCATCTAAAAACATCTCTCTAAACGTTTTGGTTTCATTATTTTTATAAAAACTCGATACAGCACCAACAGTGTTACGCGTTGCAATTTCCCATCCTCCAGATAAACAAATTGTATTGTCCCAAAATACATTTATCATAGTTCCTTCAACAAATTCTTCAGCACGTACGGTTGAAACCTCTGCGACAGGATATTTTTTAATGAACTCATCGCTCGGAACGGATTTGGGAGGAGCAAATGAAACTACTTGATTGTCACTGTTTACTATAACAGAACGACATAGTCCATAAGTTGGTATTAAATCAACACTTAAAAAATTTTTGTCATAACGAATAACTCTATAGGGCTGGTTATTGGGGGTTTTGCATTCAACACAATTTAATTTTAGAACATTTTCCAGTTTCTTATCGCTATAAATAACATCATTGAAACCTGGAATTGAAGACAAATTAATTGTATTATTGGTATTACTGGTATTACTGGTATTACTGGTATTACTGGTATTACTGGTATTACTGGTATTATTGGTATTATTGGTATTACTGGTATTACTGGTATTACTGGTATTATTGGTATTATTGGTATTATTCATATTGTTTTTTTAACTATTTTATATTATCAGCTTGTCTTTATATTATATTTATAATGAATTTTACTTAAGCATAAAAATTTCTATAATAAATATAGAAACAAATGTCAGTAATAACAAGTAAAATAAATACAAATAGCGATAGTTCAAACGGAGAAAATGACATTATATTAGAGTTACAACTCGGGGATGTTATACAAATTTTTAATCCTCTTAATGAAAATCTGAATGAACAAGTTTTTATAATTGACTATATCGATAGTTCAAAAGCAAGACTTATAAATAGTGATACTCTCGAAAGTATAAATCTTAAAATTTCTGAAGATGGTCTTATCGGAGATGGTAATATTACAAAAATCGCTATTTTAAGTAGAAGCGACACGCCAAGTTATGCAAGACAAAACGATTTATTACCGGGTAAATGGATTAACGTATATTTTGGAGGAGACTATCCTACTATTCTTACAGGAGAAATTACGAATTTAGAAGAGGACATGATTGAAATAAAAACTATTGAAAATGATATAATATATATTAACTTTGACTATAAAGGTATTCCTGAAGACCTACCAATTGAAAATATTGAAATTAGAGAGAAACCTCAAACTCCATTAAAAAAACCTTTCACAGGCGAAGATTTGGAACAAGGTGAAATAGAAGAAAAGGATGAACTACAGGAAAAAGACGAATTTAAAGGTGATTTAGAGGAAGGTAAAGATAATTTTAATATCCCCGAACTAGAAGTAGAGAGAAAAGTTGTAGGAAAGGATAAAATTCAATTTGAAGTTCCAACAAATAATATTAAAAATCAGTTAAGAGAATTTATTATTAAAGCTGACCAAATCACGTTCGGAACAGAAGAGTTAGGGGCGGTCGTGCAGTTTGTAGATGTCTCCAAACGTTCTCAGCGATACAGCATTGAAGTTCAAGTAGCTGATTTACTAGATGAGTTGTTATCTACCATTCCGAATTCTCAGAGAACTCCACGCGTTCTTAATAATATTCATATAGTAATTGAAAGGTTTAAACAATTGAGAGAACATTTTTCGTATTTTGACGAATACGGTAACGTAGAAGGTTCTCTAGTCGTAGAAGCAAATTATAAGCCTCTAGGCGAATATTTTAAAGAATTTAAACATAATCTTTATTGGATACTACCTGTTGTAAAAAATATAAAAAAAGTTTATGACGCAAACTCAGTAGACGAAGAAAATACAGACGTAGTAAACATTTCATTAAGTAGTGATCTAACTAATATTAAAGATATAATTGAAAGGTATAAATCAAATACATTACCAGTGGACCAAAATAAGTATTCTACTTTCTATTCTGATTTAAATCCTTTATTTACTCCTTTTGATTTAATTGGTGAAGAAAATATGGAAAGCGTTTTAATTGAAAAGGAAGTAAATGAAGATATTAATGTTATAATAAATAACTTAGAGGATTTGTATTCATCCATTTTTACTAATAATAATATTAGAACAAAGCGTTTCGTAATAGATAGATATAATTTAAGTCTCACTAAGTTGGATACTGTCGATTCTACAAGTAGTCGTTTACAAACTCGTCGCGTAAAAATTGCAAACTCAGATACCATGACAATAACATCTTTTTTAACTCTGCCTGAACCTACTATTCGTTTTTCCAAAATTAACCTTCCAGGAACAGATATTTTGAGTAGAGCTAATTTAAATTCCGTATTTTTAAATTATTGGCAGTTTTTAAAGAAAAAAACGAGCGTAAACACGATTTTTATAGATACTCTTACTAATGAAATTGAGTTTAATGAAAATAACTTTGTAAATAATATTAAACAGTACGTCCTAAATTTGTCTGCTGATGAATTAAAAGGCTCTTCAAAAAGCGATATATATAAAATGTTTTATAAATTGATTATACCAAAAACGAAAATTTTGTTTAACTTGATGAAAAAATATATTACTGGTAAGCTTTCTATTGTTGATGTAGTTTCCTATTTGGAACCTTTTTTAGTTTACACTGACTTTTTAACGTATATGCAGTATGTAGAAATTGTAAAATTTATTGACGCGCAAATTTCAGAGTATAATAAAAATTTTATAGAACGTTCTAGATTTTTCAGCGCTTTTACACGAATAAAATCAGCTGATTTAATAGCAAGTAACGCATTTTCAATAATAAATAATATAACTGACAAGCTTAGAGAAGATATTTTCCAAGATTACGATATTGAAATTCAAAGAAATATGTCTCCTGTTTACACTAATTCTGAAATTTTGCGAAAACTTATGTTGAAAGATTGTAATAAACTATATGCTACTGGCATATCATTACAAAATATTTCTTTAATGTTTCCCAACGATATTTCAAGTATTTTTGAAGACGAACGTAATTCACTAGATAAAAAACGAAAAAGTGATATAAACGAAAAATGTAAGACTATAACGATTGCTAAATTCTATCCTTCTTTAGAAAATTTGAATGCTGATAACGATAAAACAATTTATTTCGACAAAAAATATGATAAAACGAACTATGGAGTATTAGAAGATAGAGACGAATATGAAAAACAAGTCTTAACAATGTCACCGGAAGAACTAAAGATTTATATAGTTAATGATTTAATAAGAAAAAAAAATATGACTGAATACGAGGCAAATTATTTGGCAGATACTTTGATTGACGGACATAAAAAAGTGATTGATGGACAATACGCTATATTATATAAGGGTTATAAAGAGAATACTAACGAAGAAATCGAATATTATATTCGCAAAGATAACAAATGGGAGCTAGACGATGATATGTCAACAGATATTAATACAGACGAATCCGACATACTATGTAATCTACAAGAAAAATGTATAAGTGTTCCAAGCAACTACGGCGACAAATGTGAAAGTATTGAAACAAATGAAAATATTCTACAAACGAGACTTTTAAAAAACGTAATGAACGAGTTTGATACTAGATATAACATATCAAAGAGAGACTTTGAGAGAGAAATGAAGGAAAAATACGAATATTATTCTTCAATTATAGGATCGCTTTCAAATATAGAAACCAATAAGATGTTAAAATATAATAACCAAAAATATAAATTAGGTGCGAATGTTGAAGACGATATTTTAAATATTACTTCGTCTCCCAACACGAAGTTGTTAAACTTAATTTTGAGCCAAACAGATTTCGTAAAAAAACAATACGATACTGTTCGTTTTGTTAACTCTTATACAAGACCAGCAATTATAAATAGCGATTTCAGTTCTAGCGAAGACCAGTATTGGTTATATTGCCCTAAAACAAATACTAAATTATTACCTGTATTTAAATATAATTTGGCTGCGGAATATGTGAAAAATCCAAGTGGCTATAAGGATTATTTAGACTTGTTAAAATCGCAAATTGGGAAACTAAGTGATGACGGCGATTGGTGGTGCGATAAAAATACAAGTTGGTCGATTTGTCCTGTAGATTTTGATGTTGAAGAAGGATATGAAGAGGGTTTTAAGATATCTACGCGCGCCGTGTTAGAAGAAAATGCTGGAAATAAAATTATGTCATCTACTAATGCAAATTATACGCAAAATACAATTAAATATGACACACCCGAAAACAGAATGATTAATAATATTGTAAATACATTGTGTATTGCAATGGGAATTAATGTTGAACCTCAAAAAGAATTTATTATTAACTGTGTATTGACAGCACTAAGAGATACTCTAGAAACAGAAGAAGACTATAAAGACTTCGCAAGAAAAAAGGCGCAAGAAGGGAAAAAAGTAAGTTCCTATAGAGATGTATATAATTCGGCTATTTTATATTATACATTTGGTATGTTTTTAATAGCAGTTCAGACATCTATTCCTTCTATAAAAACAAGAAAAACACATCCAGGTTGTGTGAGGTCTTTTTCTGGATATCCATTTGAAGGAGCAGGTGATTTATCTAGTTTAACATATTTAAGCTGTGTTGCTTACGATATAAGGGAATCAGGTGAACCTTGGAATGTTTTAAAGGGAAAAAAATTAGAAATCGTTACAAACAAAATAAAAGGGTCAATTGACGTCTTACTAAGTAATCCAGATATTAATCGTAAATTTGAAGAAAAAACAGAATACTTATTAACAAATACCACAAGAGATATACCTAAAGAACATGATATAACAAAGTGGTCTCAATTTCTTCCACCGTTATTACCATTTAGAATTAAACGTCTTACAAATATTTCAACTGATTTCAGTAAATCATTAATTACCGACTTAAGGGTTGGGTCGCCTAATCAGAGAGAAAAAATTTTAGTTGTTGATTCAAAAATTATTTTTTTCTCTTTAGCCATTCAAGAAGCTATCCAAGAAGTCGTTAAAAAAAGCCATCTTATATTACATAACTCAAATAACGAACCATATATTGAAAACGCTTGTTGTGAAACTTCCGAAAAAGAAACAACTATCGACTACTTCGTAAAGCATAAACCAGTTATAAAAGAATTTAATACTATTGTAGAGGGGTTATCAAATATATTAAGAGACATATCCAGTTATTCTACGGCAGGACTATTTTATAGTAATATTAATACAAAAAATATATATCCTCCAATCAGTAACAATTTTGATGAAGAAATCATTTATTTATCCTTTATTAATTTCTGTAAGTTTAAATCCTTAATGCCTATACCTGAAGATTTGTTACCGCTATGTACTGATAAACCAGATAGCGCTTTATTTAATCCAAATGATACAGTAGATCGAATTATCCAAAAACTAAAAGAAGACGGTAGAAATTATACAAACACACATTTTTTGAGACTTTTACAGCTGATTGGAAAGAATAACATGGTAAATATTAAGCTAGATACTCCACAAGTCTCATATATCACAAAGATAACCGGACTTTTAGAGAGTATTCAAGATGAGAACGACGAAAATATAGAAGGCTCATTTATAGGTCTTTTATCAGGGGTATTAGACACATTTGATATTGCGGCTGGAGGCCCCAACAAAGAAGTGCGTAATTTAAATAATTATTTAATTAAAAGTATTGAAACTGTTAAAGAAGATATTATCGATTTTATTGAAAAAAATAGCGGTTCAATTATTACAAGAAGTTCTGTAAGAAAGGCGAAAGCGTTTATTGAAAATCTCTCTAATTGGTCAAGCGAAAAATCAGCTAGAAATGAGGATATAAAAATATCTGACGATAAAACGTATAATATTATCGGTTTCTATAAAACGTTTACTGAAAATTTTGCTAATGTTTTTCCTAACATTATATTGAATAAAGTCAATCATGCTGACACACAAATACCTAAGTATTACGGGTTTTCGGACAATCATTCCAAAAAATTGAAAAGATATATTAATGAATATTATGAAAAGTTAAACGCGTTTTATGGTATTCCTATAATAACAAATATATTGACTACAGTTCAACGTTCGTCTAGAAATATCGTACTATTGTCTCAGTCAACGCCATGTTTTACATCTATTAAGGCCAGTAATGAAGAAATTACACCTATATTTGGAGATAGAACTGGTAAGTATCTTTATGAATTTTATTTATTAAAGGTTTTGTTTAATTATATTGAATTATCTGATAACAATGAGATGTTGAACGTTACTGAAATAAATAAAGAAACAGAAGTCACCGATATTTATAGTGTCGACTATTTAGAAGAGAGAGATACTAGAATAGATTTAACATTAAATACAAGAGATGAAACGCAGAGACAATTAATTGCTGGTAACTTAAAAGATTTAAGACAGAAAGTAGCACAATTGTTAATTGCTTTCATTGATATAATGAGCAACCAAAAGGATGCTGTCGATATATCTTATGAAGAAATTCAAGATAGAGTTTTTAAATTGAGAGAAAAAGAGAAAGACCTTGTTACCGACAGACTAAAACAAATGACAGACGAACAAAGAAATGCTGACACTATTCTCAAGATTAATAAACTTGGCATGTATAGTAAAGGTATGCAAAAGGGTCTTACAGTTTTAGATAAAAATTTCTACGACGAAGAGCAAGAATTTAGAAACCAAATGGATAAAGCAGAGAGAAATATAAGGAAAAAGAATAAAGACGCGAATGACGAAAATATTGATATTTTACTTGAGGATTATATAGAACAGCAACAGGTTGAAAATGATATAGATAATGAAGCTTTTGATATGAGTTATATGAATGAAGATTTTTATAATGGTAACACAGACGGAACAGGAGCCCCTGAAGAAGAATATGATGATTATGAAGATTTTGAATAAAATCGGTTTATAAATGGTTCGGTTATAAGTATTTTGTTTTTTATTGTTTGGTTTTTTTATTGTTTGGTTTATAACTTTTAGATAAATATAATTATAAAAAAATCGTTTATAATTATATATAAAATGTATAGAAAGTTTATTAGAGAAAATATTACACTTACAGCTATAATATTATTCGTTATTATTTTTGGTTCTATTCAAATAATAAAGCCTTTATGTTTTTATAACAGAGACGGTAGTTTAAGAGAATTTGGCATAGGATATAGGAATAAAACTATATTACCTGTTTGGCTCCTTTCTTTGGTTTTAGGTATTTTATCTTATTTAGCTGTCGTTTATTACATAAGTTATCCTAAAATTTTTTAGCTTGTAATCGTATAAGTTTGGCTTGTTGCTTGCTGTTGGGCTTGCTGGTTTTCTTTTTCTTGGTCTAAAAATTTTTGATAATTTTTTTCCATAGTAGTAGGATTATTTATACAACCTTTTGTCGTTATTTTGAGTTGCACCATAGAGCATACTAAGATACCTGTGTAAATATACCAAAGAGCCTCGCCTACATTGTCTCGTGTAACAACTATATCAAACAATTCTTTTTTCTTAGCTAATTCTACATCAGAACTAGATGTATATTCGTCCTTCATAAGGTTTCTTAATATGTTCCAGTATTCATTGAAGTTTGACGGCACAATTTGATTTATTAATATAGATGCATTTCCGCAAATTTTCATAATAGTGTCGGATGCGTCTTGTAGCTGTTTTTTAGTTAAGTTAGAAGAACCTCCAGCCATTTCTTTTGTTTTGTCTTGTTCTGGTTCCTTTGTTTCTTCATTATCCATAAAATCCATAATATTTGAACTTTTAGTGGGTTCTAAAATTTCTATAGGTTTATCTTGTGACGACACATCTGAATTTATTGCATTTTCTAATTTTGTATTTATCAATAATTCTGTCAATAACTTATTTGCAGAACTTGAAACATAAAAATATCCGATGACATCCGAAAAGGCACTTTTGAACCCCGGAAATGCTGATAGCACTACTATTATAACGCCGAATATTAAGGTCCACGGTAAAAATGTATAAAACCCGGCTGTCCCAATATTTTCACTGATACTACCGCCACATGTGCTCGTTATAATGGACGTATTTACAATAAATTGCACTATAATTACTAAAAATAGGTATATAGCTAAAAACATATAATTTCTTTTCGTATATTTTGCATACTCGCCTTGGGTGTCACTATATATTTCATAAGTTAAATTCGGTTTAATTAGCATATAGTATCCAAGTGTTGTTAGCAAAAATGTAAGAATATTTAAATAAGAACTAGCCATATAGATAATATGTATAATTTAATTTATATTTTTAACTATAAATATTATGGATTTTGAAGAACATGCTAAACCTAATCTTACTGAACCAGGTGTAAGATACTTTTTAAATCAAGCTCTCAAACAATGTCATATTATCAAAAATACTTTTCATAACACAATTTTTAATATTGGGTTATTCATCGGTTTCCTTATAATTTTAGGACTAATTCTTTTATATAAGTATAAAGGAAGACTTTCTCCTGTTGAAATAGAGAGAAAAAACAAAGAAAAACAGCAATATATTTTATCCAAAATCCAAACTTTTCAAGAGGCAAAAAGAAAGGCACATCAAGAATTAATTACTGGACTACCTCAATGGGAAAACGAATATGATATGATAAATCCACAAAAAATATATTAGAAAAATGAACTTAAAGAGCTTAAATGGAAAAAATAAGAGAAAAAATATAGAACATAATTATATAATGGCTGAAAGTGTTGAAAACGCATTAAACGAATATTATAAGCTTAAAAGTAGTTATGAAACCGAAAATTTAAAAAATAAAAAAACGATTATTAATAACAACACTTTAAGTTTAAAAGAAAAAAGAAGTGAATTTAAAAAACTTAAACCTAAATGTGTAAACTGTAAAAGACCAGGCGGAACAATTTTTTCTATTAAATGCTTTAACGATAATAACGGCGATAGTATCGACAACAATGAATATAGAGAATTTAGAGCTAGTTGTGGAATAATTGCGGATCCATGTAATCTTAATATTAATATACGTGTAGGTAAATATGAATCGTTACAAGATATTTTAGAATATGTTGAAAACGAAATTAAAGTAGAAAAAAACAATATAATTAACGAAAAAAACAAACTCTTATTTGGCCTCATAACAACAGACACAGCAGTAAAAAATTTTGAGACTATGAAAGATTATGTTACTACATTGAGTTCACTACTTGACTCATATCTTAAAGAATACATTAATATAACCGATAATTTAGAAAGAAAAAAAGACTTGGAAAAAGATATAGAAATGTCCTATATTTTAATAGGACAAATTAAAGAATGTATTAAAAACATGGATACCGAGAGTAATACGCAATATGCACGTGACGCTGTAAATATTTATGTTACAAGTTTAAAACCACTATTAAAAAACATAATGAACTTAAAATATAGGCAAAATATTGTTTACTACAACGAGGACAATAATACTTATAATTTATTACAAAACACAAATACAGCAGAGGCTTTAGAAATAACTTTTTTTAAAAACAAAGTTGTCAGTTATGACGTAGGAATGAAGGTATTAAATAATGCACCTGCAAAAAAAATTATAATTGACACAAGTAGCACTGAATATATAAATAATGATACAAAAGCCAATGCGCCTGCAAAAAAAATTATAATTGACTCAAGTAGTACTGAATATATAAATAACGATAAAAATAATGAAAGTAATGATAATACTTCATCAATAGAATCTGAAAATTTATTATAACTATAATCAGTATTAAGTAAAATAATTTATAAAATTAATTTATAAAAATAATATATAAGATGCTATTAAATTATTTATCTTTACCAGTTTTTTTAATTAGTTTTGCAGTAGGTCTTTTTTTTGTTTATATTTTAGGACCTGAAA